CATTGTGTTAAACTTCTTGCCCTCTTCAATGTTAAGAATAGAGAAGTTTTCACCGTTCTTATTTGAAGAATGAAGTGCTTCAATAATCATTTGAAGTTCAGCTGATGTTCTTCCTGTACGAGTAATCTCTGGAAAGGTATCTACTTTTTTGATGTTGAATGTTGACATTTTTATCTCCTATTAGGTTGATTTGATTGTTCTGATTAAATGGCTTTCGCCCTTGGAATAGAAATAATATCTGTCCAAACCTCAGCTTGCAACATGGAACCATCTTTTTTTTGAAATTTATTTATTAGTTGATCTAATACTAAAAATCATGGGTAAGAGACTTGTTTCCGTTACTTGTTACGAGGCTTTTGATCGTCTTCATTAAAAGACTGCATCTTTGAGATTGTAATTTTAAGAGCAACATTTTCAAGAGTTAATCTTGAAATAATACCGCTCACTTCATTTAATAACTCTTCATAACTCGGAGCAAAATTAGGTGTATCTTCATTTGTCATAGGGTTTCTAACCATCCTTCTATATCATCTGCACCAATGGACTTCTTTTGATCCATTAATGACAGTTCTTTTGTAGAACCATTATACAGGTGAGTTGTGCCAAATTCAGGCATATCATCATCGTATTCATATTCTCTATCTGTACCGATAATTTCAATGTCAACTTCTGTATCCATAACCATGTTCTGAATACAGTTAAAAACAGAGCCGGCAAGAGCATCAGCTAAATCTTTAGACCCGGAGTTTGGATGGTCAATCTTATTGTTATTGAATAGTCTTAACTTCAAAAGCTCTTCTTCAACAAGTAACTCAATCCAATAACCTCTTAGTCTGGTATCGTAAATAGTTGTCATTAAGGTATCGTAATCGGTTTTCTTAACGCTGTGAAAGTTTGCATTAATACCTTGAGCTTTTAAGCTTTGAATCATTTCAACAGATTGCCAACGGTCAAATGTAACTAATCCAACATCATACTTTCTACATAGATCAACAATCATTTGTCTTACTGATGAAAAGTTAATCTCTTCTCCGGGTTTAGCTTGCCATGAATGTATTAAGTCAACATTCACAACAGGAAGTGTCTCAACACCCATTGATGTTTTAACTTCTTTAAACCCGGCACAATGAACCATAGATAAAGCTGATCTATCTCGTTTGAGTCCAAGGTCAATATGAATAAACCTTACATGACCATCTTTATTATTAAACCAATCTTTAAATTCACCATCTTCGTTTATGGGATCTTCACTATACATAAAAGCTTTTCTAACCAAATCTGCATCTCTAAAATATGCATCTTCCATTGTTGGTGGTTCACATTCAAATCTAGCTCTGGCTTCAATTGGGTTTCTAATATATTCAGACTCTAATTGTTCTCTAAAGATAGTTGGGTTTACCTCCCAAGTTGCAGCTTTAATTGACCAAGTTTTAGGTTCATTCTTTTCTCTAGAACTAAAGTATCGCTGCTGAATAAAGTCTCCTTTATACCGGGGGAATGATAGAAGAATAACTTTGCCTACTTCTGGGAAACGGGACATGACAGATAATTTACTCATGTTATAAATAGCAGAAGCTGAACCTTTTGATCTATGATCACCTTTAGTTTCGGCATCAGTTTTGAAAGCTGAAATTTCATCCAAAATAATTGACATTACTTCATAGCCCTCCCATCCTTCACTTTCTGAGTGACCAGAGAAACACCTTACTGGTCTACTAAAGAAAAAGATTTCAGATACTCTTGGCTCAAAGCCTACAGAGTTAAAATAAGGTGAACCTAGTAATAAGTTCTTTAATGGTTCAAAGAACACTCTCTGAGCTTGCTGAGCGTTTACAGCAAGGTTTAACAAGTCAATATAGACACCTCTAGCTTTACCATAATAGTTCAGAGGGTCTCTAAGACAATGTAAGAGATAAACAGTGTAAGCCATTGATATTCTGGCACAGTGATCCTTTCCGGATCCTTTACCTAACATGCAAATGACTTCGTTATCTGTATACTTGGTATACCATTCAGTTCCAGCTTCTTCTCCGTACATCTTTATGAGCGTTGGAAGTTTTAAAATTTGTGTGGAATGGCGCACGATTTCTAGTTGAATAGGTGATAGACTAGGTAATCCCAGATATTTCTTATCTGTTACGAAAGTTTCAATTGAGACCGGTATTTCAACAAGCTCATCTTGTTTAAGTAACTTATCGAAATCATCATAGTTTAAGTTGATGCCGAGGAAGTCAGACACAAAAAACCTCCCGTAAAGGGCAAAAAGCCATTCTCAAATTATGATGGTATTGGTAAAGCCCCAAAAAAAGGTCTCTAATTATGAGCCGTAATGGGTCAAAAAAAGGTCTCTTTATCTGAGTGTTTTTATTGTTCATGAGATTCAACATCAATGACTTCATCTTCTTTCGGTTCATCCATTATTTCAAATGCAATAGCAAGCTCCTTACGAACCTCTTCGGCTACTTCGGGGAATTTTGCAATAACATCCCGGAGGACTCTGGAGAGAATCTGATTAACATTCTCAGCCTTCTGCATTCTACCGATGTATTCAGCGTCAGAGTTATTACCACCCATTAACTTATGAAGCTGAGCTTTCTTCGTAGCAAGCTCTCCGGCAAGCTTGATAGCTTGGATTCTCGCTGCAACCATCCCGTGATCAGTTGCAATATTAATTGTCTCCCAAGCTTCCTTGCTTAACTCGTCAAACTCTTTAAGAGCTTTGATTGTATTGAACTGGACACGCTCTAAAAAGTAGGGGTCATCGTCAGCTTTTCTATTGAGAATCTTCTTGTATTCCTCAATGTAGCCCTTGACTTCGGCTGGTTTGATTGACATTAACGAGGCTATCTCGTGGTTTGAGTAGCCTTTGACATGCATCAACCCCGCATCTTCAACATCTTTAATCTTATCGAATAAAGTCTTTTCTCTTACTGGTTCAATATCTGACATAATCTGTCGTAATAGCCTTTCGCAACAGTATCCCAAGACCATCTATCTTGATTGATAACTGCATTGTTATATGTGAAGTTAGAAACTTCATCATAATTATTAATTACATATAACATTTTATCACATAAATCATCAAAATTTGGCTCTGCCCATTCACCACACTCACCGTAGATACCTGACATCTTGTTTGTCCCCCATTTGTAATCAAGAGGAACGGACATACTGGCATACTCTGTGCAGGCTGTAGCGTTAGTACAGATGGTCGGGATACCTTTTGCGATAGCTTGAAAAGGCAGCATCCCCCAACCCTCACCGCTTGTTGGGTAGATGAGGCAGTCTGCACGATCATAAATCGAAGCCAATTCTTTAATTGAAACATCATCTTCAATGATTTCAATATTTGGATGGTTTTTGATGGCAAGAGGCTCACCCCTCTCACCCCATAATCGTGCGTCAGGAGAGTCCACACTCTTATAAAGGAGCCTGTACCTGTCATCATTGCCAAACAGTTTTACAAACGCATCAACAGCGAGCTGACTGTTCTTTCTGGTAGAAGGGGAACCGATGCTGAGGAAGGTAAATGGTTGAGACTTGAGAATTCTCCTCACAGGAAAAAAGTATCTTGAGTCTACCCCAAGATCAAAATTATAAGTGGGGACTTTAACTCCGGAACTTACAAATACATCCTTTGCCCACGATGATGTTGTCCATATCTCATGCATCATATTCATGCGTCTTACCCAATCTTCAGGCAAGCGTGTTGTCTCCCAATATGAAAAGCCAACATTGTAACCACTACACATTGTGTAATCAATAGGAAGACGATTGTTGATTAATACATCACACCCCACATCGTCATAACACTCTGATTGATATTCTATTCCAATATTAAATTGCGCCAAGGACTTCAATTCTGATGGCATAATGCAATCACGATCTATTTCAACACCCATCAAAATTAAACGGTTATAGATTTCATCTTCTGCGACCTTGTAGCCTTCATTACGAACTTGGACAATACTCGTGCCATTCCATACAAGTTCCATTGTCATCTAAGCTTCTGGGTCAAACGCAAGAAGTTTACCGCCTTCGGCAGCAGCAACCTCTAATTCCTCAACGGAATACCCATGTTGTTTTGTAAATTCAACACGATAGTTATACCAACCAGATGTACCAACCCAAAATCTTGGGTCTGTAACTTTGGCTAGTTCGGTAAGCTCATCTGGTTCAAGCAAAAAGCTAAGAACACCTAGAGGCATATACAAAGTCATATCGTAGTTTTCATGCTTGTCTGATGCATATTCTCTAATGATGTCTTGGAACTCTTTAACAATCTTCTGGACCGGTTTGCCCGCATAGAAATCAATGTTCCCATAAGCGTTCCTCTCTCGTGGACAGAAATCATCAACAGGAGTGATGGTTCCGAAAGAACGGCATACGAAAGGTCTGAAACCGTACACTGTGCAACCGCCCTTGTAGAAGGCACAATGTTTTTCTGATTCTCCACCAGATTTCCATGTTTCGTCATACATGGCTCCCTTGAGGGAATCCACGACATCGCTCATCCACGCCTTAGCAGCGTCTTCGCCTTTGTCTTCAAGAGTCAAATAGTATTGCTGAGTAAGATTGTAGGCAATGTTGGCACATTCAAACATTGGAATAACAAGACCAATCTTACAACACTTACCTGAACCAAGACACTTTGATGGTGATTGATTTTGCTTTGCTTCAATAATGCGGATTTGATTATAAATCATATCCAATCTAGCAAAATTGACAATATCCTTAATAGTAACGCTTCTTTTCATCGCCCCATACCTTTCTTTCTAAGCTTGTTAGCTTTTTGTTGTTCTCTTCTTCTTCTTTCCACTTGCTCTTGCAAAGGAGATTTTGGTCTCCGTAATGCTGTTGAAGAAAGATTACGACCTTTACCTCTAAACTTGAGGAGGTCATATTTTTTGCACCAGTTATAAACTGCTTGCGGTGTTACTTCGATATTATAAGATTGCTTTAGTACCTTACAAATATCTGTTAAGTTCATTCGTTTCTGGACATAATGCTCGTATAACCAAGCCTTATCTTTATAAACATCAGTCATCCGGGTTAACTACTTTCCAATACCAAATAGCTATTCCAACAGCGTCAACAATGTCATCGTCACCGAGGTCAAGATCGTCATCGTTGAAATATTCCTCAATTATAACACGGACTCTACGCTTTCTTTCTTCTTTCTTTTTAAGTTCAATATTCTTTTTCTGCCCGTTTTCTTTCAGGGCATCTTTATCTTTACCTGTTAGATTTTTATATCCAACACCACTTCTCCATACGAGAGGACTGACATCCATAACTCTTTTACAAGTGAACGATGCCATGCCCCAAGTGAAGCCAATGATGTAAGAAAGCAAACGGCTTGTTTGGAAGTTCTGAATATAAACAGACTGCTCAATGACGCAAACATCTGGTTTATATAGATCACAGATACTTGTAATCCCAAACTTGATTTGACTGAACTTATCTTCAATCGTAGAGTTCTTCATGAAAGAAAGCTTGTCTGACTTAACGATAATTAACTCACCGTCAATTCTTTGCATAATGCACCAAGCTAGAGAGTGAGAAGCCGGGTCAATCGCCAGTACGGTATTGACCTTCTCCTTCTTTAGATATTTGAGACTCACTGCTTCTGATCCTTACGAATCTTCTCTTCATCCCAACCCCACGACACTAACCGTTGAACATATCTTTCTTCTTTACAAGCCTCACATATATCTTCTTTATTATAAGAAGAAAGTATTGTTGTACAGTTTTTAGTTTTGCAGATTCTTTTTTTATGTCGATTAGCTTTCTTTGTATGATAAGATTCCAATAGTTTCTTATTGGTTATAATTTTTCTGCATTCCGGACTGCAATAAGTAGCATTATAAACTTTAGCTACGAATTGTTTTTTGCAGTCGCCGTTTGAGCAAACTCTCTTCTCTTCATTGAACATCTTTTTTTCATAGCAATACCTTAGAAAGGCTCTTCAACCTCAGTAGTTTTGCTAAATTCTCCTTCACCCCAACACATGGCAGCAAGGTCACACTGAGCGCATTTCGCTGATGACCTCTTATACGGTTGTTTGGGTAGCTCCCCCTCAAGGAAGTTAGTATAAATTTTATTATACTTAGTAAACAGTTTATCAATAAAAACATCGTCACGCTCTATAAAGATGGGTAATATCTCCTGATTATTCTTATTTTCATAAATAACATAACCACTTGGTAAGTCCAAGCATCTCATATAAATTTGTGCTTGACGATAATGATCATCTTTTGGTTTATTATGAAACTGACGATACTGGAATCCCTCGGCACTAATTGACTTTAATTCAATCAACTTGTGACCATACCAATCAATAATTCCATCGGCTGTACCCTCAATGGGAGGGCTTGTGTGCTTCACCGGAATCTCCTCTGCCACGAGGATACCCATCTCACGCAAATAGCCGTACAGACGCTCATGGACAGCGTGTCCGTTGTCAAAGATACGGTAAGTCTGTGATCTAAACGAGGGGGTGACCTCCTGACCCTCAAACAGATAATGCCAGTACCTAGCGCATTGGTTTGTATAGCTTGGGTGAAACCCGCCTACCTTTTTAAATTCAGGTTTGTTCCTTAGAGCGAGATGGTCGTCAATAGCGTCATTAAGAAGCTTCTCAACCAAATCTTCCTTATTAATAGGTTCTTTTGGGTTCTTTAGTTGTTGTAATGCTTTTAACATTTATGCTCCTTTTGCAGCAATTTTTAACGCATTGATATTTTCTAATAACGCTTCGTACATTGTTTTCCATATATCATTAACGAACTTATCTTGTTCGGACATAATACTTGATCTTCTCTTGAATGCTTGTGATTTAATAATCATCATTGTTCTATAGCCAGAAAGTACATTTAAATACTTAATAGCTTGCATTCCTACATAATTCTGAGGATTATCAATAATGTCTTGAACAATCCTCATACATTCAATAAATTCTTGTGCTTTATCACCCATCTGCTCAGCAAGCCAATCCGGGTCTACCATGATGTCAGCCATTTTTCATTCTCCTATTCATCCCATGTTTTTCCTTTAACTAATTGTGGAACATCTCTGCAGATTCCACATTTCCCCCATGTCCCATTGCCCCAGTGTGTTTTCCACTCACGACAACATTCAATGACAATCTCTGGTCCATATTCCTGAACCAACCTTTTTCTTTCATCACTCATAGTTGCTATCCTGAATTAATTCTTTAAATACATGCCATTCAATAATGGCAACCTTCACATCAGAGTCTTCTCCTAGAACAACAGACAGACATGGGTGTTTGTATGTTGATCTCCAAGCATCTTTTCTTAGCTTAATCCACCCATCTCTTGTGAGAGTGAATGTCTTGCCGTTGTGTTTATAATCCACAACAAATTCATTCATCGTTGCATCACCCTTCCGGAATCCACGACCAGAGTTTTTAACTGGTCTAGCTCCGTCACGCTTTGTTTCTTCTTTTTCATTTCTTTTCATTTAGTCAATTTCCATATCTGTTTCATCCATTGTTTCCATAAACTCTTTATACATTTTAATTAAATTATAAACAATCCCAACACAAATGCTGGCAATTATTAAGAGATAGATAACCACATCACACCTCTTGGAACTCACGACCCAAGATTAGAGTTGCGATTTCATTTCTAACCTTTTCAGACAGATCAATAGCTGTCATCCCGTTCCACTTCTCAGTTCCGTAAGAGTACCACGCACCTCTGCGCTGAATGATGTCCATCTCAACCGCAATATCAATAAGCTCTCGGTCAGTATCAATCTTTCCCTCTTGAGGTAGAACATAGTAATAACCTTGAGCACCGATAGTCGGAATCTGTTTTGTCTTTTCAATTGTCCAGACAGCTCTCTGTGAAGTGATAGTGTGAGTATTATCACGCTCCATCTCCTTCTGCGACATTGAAAGGAATAGCTTTACAACATTATGCATGTTGTGGTGGACAGTGTTACCCATCTTTGCTTTTGTTACAGCGAACATTCCACTTAGATCAACGGTCTGATGGGCTACGAATAGCATAATATTCCGTTCCTTGTGGAGATAGTTAACAAGCTTCTGAAGGAGATAACCTTGCGAACGGGATTGAAGTCCCATTGCTTTACCGCCTTCTGGCTTGTCATAAAACTCTTCTTTGATGATATTTGATAGAGAATCAAACAAGAAGATGTGCTTCTCAACATCGTTATTCAAATAACCGATGAGAGCCTTCATAATCTCCTCTACAATTGTTGATTGAATCACAACAACATCATCAATGTCGATACCGCACTTTGCAGCATACTGATCATTATAGGAATACTCCGAGTCAATGATGACTGGTCGGTATCCTCTTCTCTGAGCTTCCGCAAGAATCCGGAAACACATTGTTGTTTTACCAACTGATGGTGTTCCCCAGAATAAATGGGTTGCTCCTGAGTTAAGTCCTCCTCCAAGAGCACGATTCAATCCAATGCTCGGTGTTGGAATAACTTCATGAATAGGCATATGATCGCCTTTTCTTTTATCTACTACTAACATTTTTCTCCTTTAATATAGTTTTTTCTTAGTTGAAAGTTTTTGTGCCAAGTCTTTTAACCACAGACTCAAGAAATGCATCGCATCTCGTTTGCCAATTATACCTGTCATAAACAGATGGCGCTTGATTGAAATAATAATTTACTTCATCATCAAAGTTATCCACAACTTTTCTCATTAGATGCACTAAGGAATCAATTTCGGCTAAAACAACTTCACCGTCATAATATTGAGTGTGCTGAGTTTTACCTAGCTTTGATTTAATAACATTGTCTCCCAGAAGGTCTTCATAAGAACACCACCGCCCTGTTGTAATAACGGGCATTCCGGTAGCAAGAGCTTGTAATGGAATAAAACCAAAACCTTCCCCCTCTGTGGGGTAGACAAGAACATCGTGATCCTGATAAAGCTTCACTAAATCAGATTGAGAAAGAGTTTCATGAATATGAATGATATTTGATTCCTCAAATAAAGAATTAACGCTAAAGACAGATTGATGCTGATGATATTTTAAAGTAAGAGACACATCTCGTCTAGTACCAAAAGCTCTGCGGAAAGCCTCTATTGTCAAGTCAGCTCTCTTACGAGGACTTGCTGAATCAACATGAAGAAACTTTATGACACCTTTGCGCTCTCTTCTAACTGGCTTCCATACTGGATCAACACCCAATTCAAAAACATAAGTAGGAGTTTCAATACCGGAATTCAATACTGCATCTCTAGCGAAGTAATTACCTACCCAGATTTCATCAACAGTCTTCATAGCCTCAACCCAATGACTCCAGACTTTTGTAGCTTCTATGTGAGTGCCTTGAATTTTATATTGATGATCATGAAACTTCTTAAAGTCAGGTTTGCATAAATCCTTCCAAGTATTGTGGTTGTATCTCTCAGGCTCCATGTAGAACAACTGAGCATTAGCATCTTTTGAATCATCAAGTATTTCCATTGATTCACCCTGATAGGTGAACCTAGAGAAGTGTTCAATCATTTTAAAATAACTGTATGAATAGCCAGCTGTCCCATCTGAATCTTTTACATCCTGATCAGTATGGATAGATAATCTCACTTA